TAGTGCTTTGGTCGCTAATAAGACTTCGAGTAGCGCAAATGTGGACGTCTATTTAGTTCCTGCTAGTGGAGATTCAGTTTACTTTTTAAAAGCAGTACCAGTTCCTGCAGGATCTTCATTAGAACTTATTAGTGGAAGTAAAGTTATTTTAGAATCTGGTGATGTTTTAAGAGCTAGATGTGATACAGCTACTGCGACAGATCTTACTGTTAGCTACCTAGATCAGACTTAAGATTATGGGATTAACAATCGTTGGCGACATTGCTTCTCTTCAAGCACAATTTAAGACAATTAAAGAGGAGATAGATAAACAATTTGATAAGACTATTCTGAATTTAGAAGAAACAAGTTGGGCAATTATTCGTAAAAAAAGAGATTTTCTTCTAAGAACTACTGACTGGACAATGACTCCTGGCTGCACTGTAGATCAACCAGCATGGGCAGCTTATAGACAACGCTTAAGAGACATACCTCAAATATATCGAGTTGACGGGTATGATGCTGTTATATGGCCTACTCAACCTTCGACAAAAGGACCTCATACAGAGTAAAGCCTGTATAAGGGCAGAATACAATAGAAGATAATAAGTTACTAAATACTAAAGATGTATATTGGGAACGATCTACAGATTGCACATCCTAGCTATAAGATAATTGACGATATTAGTTCAGGGTTTAACGGTAGTGCCACGTCATTTGCTTTACATGTAAATGGGGCAGCCCCAGTGCCTTTTCCAATCAATACACAACAGGTAATGATATCTGTTAATGGTACTGTTCAAGAACCAGATCCTACTGGTACTAACGGGTTTAAATTAACAGGTTCAAATATAGTATTTAGTTCTGCTCCAGGAAATAATGAATCTTTCTTTGGTGTGATTTATGCAGGTGCTGATTATGTAACAGCAGGTTCAGAGTTTCCTGATGGAAGTGTTACTTCACCTAGTTTTACATTCCAAGATGATCAAAATACTGGTTGGTATCGTTCTGGTGATGGTGCGGTTAGTTATAGCGCTAATAGTACTAATATATTAACTTTTGATGGTAATGGCTTATCTGTTACTTCTGGTAATGTAACGATACCCGACAAAATTATTCATAGTGGAGATCTAGATACTTCAATAAGATTCCCTGCAGCAGATACATTTGCCGTAGAAACAGGAGGATCTGAGAGAGCGAGAGTCGATTCAAGTGGTCATTTGTTGCTGGGGCATACAACAAGCATTGGAGAAGCTAGAGCATTTCAAATAGTAGGGACTACTGCTGATAGTTCATCTGCACAATTAATAAGACACAGTGCTGATGCTAGTTGTTCTCAACTAGATTTAACTAAATCTAGAAATGCAACTAAAGGTTCAAACACGATAGTTCAGGATAATGATGTTCTTGGTCAAATTACTTTTAGAGGTGATGATGGAACTGATTTTAATTCTACTGGGGCAACAATTAGTGCTGCTGTAGATGGAACTCCAGGGGCCAATGATATGCCTGGACGTTTGGTATTCAGTACAACAGCAGATGGAGCGGCAGCAGCAACCGAACGGATTCGGATTGACAAAGCAGGACTCGTAGGTATAGGTACAAATTCTCCATCAAAAAGACTTCATGTAGCAACCAGCCAACAACATGTTGCACTATTTGAATCCACTAATGATGCTACTTCAGGACCAGAAGTATTTATTAAACATAATCCTGGTGCAGGAAACATGCAGGATAATGATGTTATTGCTTTACTTCAATTTCAAGGTGTCGATGCTGGTAATAATGAGACATTATTTTCTTCAATTAGAGCAGTCGCTGCTGATGTTACTAGTACTGAAGAAAAAGGTGATTTAGCATTTTGGACTTGTAATGGTTCTGATTTCTTAGAACGATTTAGGATCGATTCAAGCGGTAGGTTGTTAATAGGTATTGCTACTACATCAACAGTTTTTGGTATAAAACCTCGACTACAAGTTGAAGGTGTTGATTCTCATACCTCAACTTGTTCTCTTACTCGGAATTCTGCTAACGCGCATGGTTCTTATTTAACGTTTGGTAA